AAACAATTAAGAAAACAAAACAACAATTATGGCAAGACCTAAAAAAATTAAAGGAATAGGAGACGTAATAGCAGCAGGAACATCAGCATTAGGAATAGAGCCTTGTGAGGGTTGCAATAAAAGAAAAGAACAATTAAATAGATTGTTCCCTTTTGGGATTGAGGAATTTACCGAAGATGAATCTAAATATTTAGGCACGTTTTTTGAAAGCAATAAAGAAACATTAGATTCAAAAGACCAAAAGCAAATATTAGATATTTATTTTAGAGTGTTTAGAGTCAAACCGTTTGACCCTTGCATTAATTGTTCAGGAGTATGGAAATCTATTGTTAATAAATTAAAAAAAGCTTATGAAAACTAAAATACTATTGCTGTTTATTTTAATTTTTTCACTTGGTGCAAGTTGTGAACCAGAAGATACAGCTATAAACGAATGTAACTGCGAGAAAGTATATTATACTTATAAAGTTCGTTTAGACGGAGTGCAAGCTACTTGGTATTATCAAAAGACTTATTCAGAACCTACTTCGTTAAATTGCAATGATGAATCAGGTCAGTATGTGCAAATTGGAAGTAATGAATATTACAGAATTGAGTGTGAGTAATGGCAAAGAATAAATACATAGAGACACCAGATAAACTTTGGGAATACTTTGAACAGTACAAAGAGCAAACAAAGAGCAAACCATTTTTAGTAAAAGATTGGGTAGGTAAAGATGCAGAACAAGTACATAGAGAAAAAGAAAGACCACTTACTATCGAGGGCTTTGAATGTTGGTTATTTGATAACGGTATTATAAGCGATTTGGGAGACTATTTTAGCAATAAAAATAATAATTACTCAGATTATTCCACTATCTGTTCACGTGTAAAAAAAGCGGTTAGAAAAGACCAAATAGAAGGAGGTATGTCAGGAATGTATAATCCAAGTATAACACAAAGATTAAATGGTTTAGTTGAAAAAACTCAAACAGATGTAAAAGTAACTAAGTTTGAATTTGATGAATGACAATAAAAGGATATAAACCTCACGAAAACCAAAAGTTAATACATCATTCAATTAGGAATGAATTGTATAAATACTATATCTTAAATATAGGGAGGCAGTTTGGTAAAACAATGTTAGGTATTAACCAGATGTTAGATTGGGCTATTAATGATAGCGGATGCAACATTGCTTGGGTGACTCCAATTTATAAACAAGGTAAGAAAGCATTTTCAGAATTAGAGAAAGCCACAATAAACAGCGGATTATTTGAATATAACCAAACAGAATTAACTGTAAAAGGTTTTAATTCTACAATTAGTTTTTTTAGCGGAGAAAGACCTGACAATATTAGGGGAAATACTTTTGATTATTTAATAATAGATGAGTTTGCTTTTACACGTGAGGAACTTTGGACCGAGGTACTTTCGGCTACTGTATTGGTAAAAGGAAAGAAAGTTTTATTTATTTCAACACCAAAAGGTAAAAACCATTTTTATAAATTATCATTACAGCCTAATTATGATAATCGTTACAAGTACTTTCATTTCACCTCTTATGATACTCCATTTATAAATGCCTTAGATTTAGAAGAGCGTAAACGGTCATTACCTAGTCACGTTTTTAAACAGGAATATTTAGCAGAATTTATTGATAATGCGAGCGGTCTATTTACAAACGTAAGAGATTGTATTTTAACTCCAGAAAAGTCAACTAAATACTATGGAGGTTTAGATATTGGTAGGGCTGATGACTATACTGTTTTAACAATTGTAAACGAAAGTAACCAAACTGTTTTTTGTGAACGTTGGAGGCAAGATGAATGGACTAGAATAATTGATAAAGTAGCTATTGAAATAAATAAATATCAAGCTAAAACATACGTTGAAGTAAATAATCAAGGTGATGTATTTTTTGAAATGCTTAGAAAAAAATGTAGTAAATTAGTTGAGCCATATATTACAACATCAAAAACAAAACCTATAATGATTGAAGATTTAGCTGTTTTGTTTGAACAGAAAAATATATCAATATTAGATATTAATTGGCTTATAGATGAACTTGAGGCTTTTACATATATTTACAATGCTACAACTAGAAATGTACAATATAGTGCGCCTCAAGGGATACACGACGATAGTGTTATTAGTTTGTCTTTGGCTATTCAATCAAGAAAACATTTATCATTAGGAAAAACCGCCTCCGACTTCCGATAAAAACAAAACTACTTTTCTACGTTATAGTAGTATGGAAATATCAATACCAACTACATTAACAGAAATTCCTCTTTCATCATTTGTAAAGTGGGAGCAGTCAGATAAATCAGAAATTGATTTAATACAGATATTTTGCAACATTCCAGATGCAAAGAAAATCCCTATTTCAGAATACAAAGAAATAGTATTGCTTCTTAGTGATGTTTTAAATTCAACACCTAATTTTCATCAAACTTTTAAATATAAAGATATTGACTTTGGATTTATTCCTAAACTCGATAGTATTACAGGTGGGGAGTTTATCGATTTAGAAAACTATATGAAAGAGCCTGAAACGTGGCATAAGGCATTATCTATTTTATACAGACCAATTACAACACGAAAAAAGAATTGGTTTGACAAAGAAAAACATGATTTGTACGATATTGAGCCTTATACAGAATCACATGATTTTTTTATAGATGCACCAGCAGAATATTATTTAGGGGCTACGGTTTTTTTTTACAATTTAGGGAACGACTTATTAAACGCCATGACGGACTATTCACAGAAAATTTTGAAGAAACAAGCCAAGTCGAAAGCAACTTCAATAAAAAATGGAGTTGGTTCGTTAGCCTTAGAGCCTTAGCAGAGTTAGAACATAAGACAACAAAAGAAATACTAGAATATCCAATAAGTGAAATTTACACGTTATTGGAGTTTGAAAAAGATAAATCAAATGTAGCTAAACAATTAATGAAAAGATGAGGGAATTTTATACGACAATAGATTTTTTAAAGAGTTTACTCCAAGAAGATATAAACGTACACACTATTTTGCATGGACTTAAATCGACAATGGATATAAACAAAAAGAATATATTCCCTATTGCTCATATTCAAGTAACTAACTCAACTATCCAAACAGGGTATGTGGGTTTTACATTTGAAGTCGTTGCAGTTGATTTAAGAAACATATCAAAGCAAATGGCAACAGATAAATGGTTAGGAAACGACAATGAACTTGATAACTTAAACACTACTCACGCTATTTTAAATCGATTATTGACAAAATTACGTAATACTCGAAATGATTTTAAAATAGAATTGAATAACGAGCCTAATTTACAGCCGATAATCTTTGAAGAAACTAATTTATTAGATGGTTGGCGTACTGAAATAGAGTTAATAATTCCTAATAATGAGATAAATGTATGCTAACCTAAATAATGCACTTGATTTATTTACAGAATATGTAGTAGGAAAGTCAAAAGCAAACTTAAATAGATTAAAGAAAAACACTACTGGTAACTTAAATAAGTCCATTAAAGGATATTACAAAGTTTCAGCAAATAGTTTTCAGATTACTTTTGAAATGGAGGACTACGGAGAGTATCAGGATTTAGGAGTAAAAGGGGTAAAGTCAAGCAGAAAAGCACCGAACTCACCGTTTAAAATGGGGACAGGTTCAGCTCCGAAAGGATTATTTAAAACAGCTATAAATGCGTGGGTAGTTCGTAAAGGAATTGCACCAAGAGATAAAGGAAAGTTTACAGATAGAAAGCAGTTGAATTATTTAATCAGAAAATCGATTTATGAAACAGGATTAAAGACTACCAACTTTTTTACAGAACCTTTCGAGACTGCATTTAAAAGATTACCCGATGAAATTATTGAGGCTTATGGATTAGATATTGAAAGCCTTTTAAAAACAAGTATTAACAATGGCAAATAGTAAAATAGAAATAACATTTGTAGGTATTCAAGTTTTGAACACATCGATTAGTTTCAAAGTAAACGGTGTAGAATTAATCGAAACATTTAAAAGCGCAAGAACTACAAACTTTGAAGCTGATTTATCAGGAGTGTCAAATGGTTATCGTAATGCTTTTATATTAGACTATAATGGAAGTGGCGATTATATTGTTACAAGACCAAGTTCATCGTTAGTTATAATCGAAGCGGTTAGTTCTACTGTAAATTTTAGTGATTTTGTAGGGAATGAGGGGTATAATTCAGCAGTTATAACAAATACATATACACCACCAGATCCACCATCAATATTAACTCCTCAAATTGCACAAGTACGCTCAACCTATTCACTTAGGATTATACCTAATTTGCCATTTGTGAATTGTGATTTATTAGTTTATGCGTGGGCTGGTGATAAAAATGCACCTCCAACACTACCAGCTTATTCATTATCAAAACAAGTGGTACAACTAGGTCAAACAGTTTGCTCTTTTGATATAAACCACATAGCAAAAGAATACATTAATAACTCAA